CTTCTTGCATTGCTGCTTTGTAAACATCTGATCTTTTGCTTGCCATTGGCGCAAATAGATCAATTACTTCTTTGACAATTCTGCTTTTCAATTTTACATCTGTTGGAAAATATTGTGGTGAATCCATTCCCTGGCGTCTGAACATAAATCCTTTATATTTGTCAGGATCACCAACTTCTACATTACCAGCAGGAACTTTTCCAACTGGTGCGGCTTCGAGTTTTGTAACCTTATCCTCAAGAGCCTTAATTCTTGCATTTTTTGTATCGACTGTATCAATAGCTGTTACTAATTCAACAATTTTGTCTTTTTCCATTTTATATTACTCCTTATTATTTCTTTAGAATATTGTCAACTAAATCATCAAGAGACTTAGCAGTATCGACAGATTTCTCACTCGAAACAAGAAAGTCATTGATAATTTTATCGACTGGGTGAACACGCTCTTCTACAATAGGGTTTTCCTTCAATTCCAATTTCTTAGAAATGATGGAAAACTCAGTTTGAAGTTTTAATACCATATCGTGTAGTTCTTTAATTGTAATTTGTTCCACAGATTTTTCGGTTATTACTTCTTCACTGGTGAGTTTCCCTTCGGTTTTTGCTTCTTTCCTTTCGATTTCTTTTTGCCCATCTTTAGAATCCTCCATTTTAGTTTTAATGTTTAACAAAAAGTCTTTTCTTTCTAAATCATCAATAATACCCTTTGTTACAGCAGCATCTAGAGATCGTGAAATAATTGTAGCATTTGAATTCGCACCAATTGGAACAATTGATGTTTCAAATAATGTTCCTTCATAAAAATCGTATCCTTTTCGCTTTTCATTAAATTTTGCCTTCTCCCAATTAGGCCGAAAACCAACTGAAAGCGAATTTAAAAAACCACTTTTAACCAATTTATATACCGTATCTGAAAAAGAAGAAACTTCAGGATCAGGAAATTGAATTTTCAGTTTTAACTTTCCATCTTGCTTTTTAATTTGTGTAGCCTTTGCAATTGGTGGAGAAAATGCATCATGTGCCCACAAAATCACAGGATTTTTCTTAAATTCCTTAAGATTCATTCCTTCTCCATTTTCTGTCTTATCTAAATATATAATATCATGATCTTGATCACTTTCTTGAGATGAAGCAATAGCCACTATCTCTCTTGTATCTTCTAAAGCCTTTAAAACGTTACATGTCTTAAAAACAATTTTATCACTCATCTGTTGTCTCCTTAAAAATCAATTCAATTTCAGCTTTTGCTATCATTTCAATACGCGATAGTCCATTATGTATAGATTTGTTATACGAATTATATAAGCTTTTAATTTTTATAATAGGATCTTTTTCCTCGTCAATAATCTTCAAAACTTGATTTTTAGTTGAAACATTTATCAAAATTATATCATCATTCAATTTTCCACCTAATTGAGCATAGATTGGAGCCATACGAGCCAACAGTCGCTGATTTTCACCCTTGAAAAGGGCAGCAACTCCATTTCGTATGGTCTCCAAACCGTTTTTATCATTTTTGGCAATAAATTCACATATTTTTGATCTTTGGTTAAAAAAATAGTTTTTTAGTTCTTTTACGAACAAATTGGTGAAATTTTTGTCTTTTTCGTCGTTTTTGGAGTCAGATTCGTCATCTTTAGATGGTTTTTTGTCATTTTCATCATCTTTCGGTGGTGTTGATTCATTTTTATAATCATTTATAGTAGTTCCAACTGGAATCATTGACATTGGATAATATCCAACATTCAATCCATCGACTTTATCAAATGGCAATTCAAAAGCAGTTATCAAATCATTCATTGGAATTCCATGATTTGCATAAATATTAACAACTTGAGCAAGTTCTGTTGCGTCATGTTTAAGTTCATCTACTTGGCTGAAATCAAAATAACATTCAATATCAGGATCGTATATATCCATAAGCCACTTATTAAATTCATTTTCGAATCTAAGAGCATATGTTTTAATACATTCATTCCAAAACATTCTCTTTGCTGTTTTAATATTCCCGTAAGTTGCATCGTCAAAGATACCAACCATAGGAGGCGGAACACCAAACGAACTAAGAACGCGAATAGCATTAAATCTACGAGATTCTATATATTGCATTGCTTTCTGATCAAGACCAATTGCTTTTACATCCATTCCACCAGCAAGGACTGCGCTTTTATATGCTTGAGTAGATCCTTTATGTAGAGCATTCCATTCATTAAGAAAACTCTTTCTCTGTTCTGGAGTGCTTTCATCATCAATAGAAGTTGTAAATATAAGACCAGGCACAGCAGAATTAGCATAAAAGCTTTTACCATATTTAGCACTTAGATAATCAGAATCAATATCTGCTATACAACTATCCAATGGAGCTAATCCTCTGAAATTAGAATATGGATTTGGAAATTTAATATAAAATAGTTCTTCTGGTAGTATCGGAATATTACTGTCGTATACCCAACCAAGTAATACTCTACGATCTACACTTACTTTTTCTTTCATTAAATATGGATTTAAAACATACAACTCACTTGGATATGTTCCTCCAGCAGAAGGTCTCTTCCAGATAAAACATTCTCCTGTAAGTGCTAAGAATGTAGTTGCCTTTTCTATAAATGTATAATATGTATCTTCTTTGTTCGGTCTTTTAAATAAAGAATAGAGTTGGTGTGAAGATGGAACATCTTCTTCCGTATCTGGATACCAGAATTTTAATTTAACTTGAGGTAAATTAGTTGCTATTGCTCTAATTGCTGAATACACCAGAGTGCTTTGAGCGTAAGCCCTTGTAGTTTTTTCACCGGTGTTTGGAAACATAAAACCTTTCTTCCAATTCTCACCGGACATCATTTTTTGTGTAAATCTACTTAAAAAACGATTTAATATGTTCATGCATTAATCTCCAGATTCTTTAGTCACGTAATTTCCTTATTAAATCAGGCCCTACACAGACTATAGAATCACCATTTTCAAACTTTTTAGGACCGCATACTGGACAAAATATCTTGGTTGTATTTTGTTCTTGATTCCTGCGAAATATTAGGTTACATTTTAGACACTTATATACAATCAAAGAATCATCAATCATATTTACTCCTTTTTAAGTGATAAGCCCAACAATTTTTCTTCCATGAAGATTGAATGTCATCGCGAGCGCGTCGTAGAAATCCGGTGATCCTATCTTTGGCCATCTCTTGGCAAAATCTTCTTTTTTTTCGACACTAAATCTATTGTCTGAACTTATTCTTTGGCATACAAGAGGAAGTTGTTGTATTAATTCATTATCTTGTGCTTCTGGTGCTATAACTGGCTCATCTTCTAAAAACCATTTTCGCATCTGCCAACTCCATTCCGCCTTGTTATTAAAAATATATCGCTTCTGAACAGCCTTCATTCCAGCATCTGCTTTTATAACAGGCAACCCCAACTCTTTCATACGGTAATACGCTCCGGCACCCCATCCAACTGAATCGACATGCAGAGCAATTGGTCTATCTTCTTCAGGAGTTTTATCAAATAATCTTTTAATTTCTCCAACTACTTCCATTGAATCTCTATATGGATATTTTTTAACCAAATAAACTAATCTGCCTTTACGACCAACTACAACACTCTTGTTTTTACCAGCACCAACATCAATCCCCCAAATAATATCTCCATCAGCATCTTTCCATTCCAATTTTCTTGTAACTGCTTCATCAACCATTTCCGGTGTAATAATACTCGATGTCTCAGTCTTTGGAAACTCACCCAATACTTCTACACGCCATTCATCCGACCCTTCTCCGTATAACTTCTTCATATCATTCACATGTTCTTGCTTTACCCATTCACTATCTATACAAGTCATAGTTATTTGCTTATATACAGTTTTATTAGCTGGAAGAAATGCGTTATAGAAGAAACCTGAAAGTCTGCGTGGATTTGATAACATCAATAAGTAATTGTTCTCTTCAGTTAGAGATCCTTGTATGATCTTGAAATTCTCCTCTGGAATTCCCGAAGATTCATCCGCGACAAAAAGCATGTTCTTGGCGTGAGAACCAGCCAATGAATCAGGATTCTCCGCTCTGGAAGTTTTCAACATACAGAACCAACTATTTGGAGATTCCTTATGCCGAATTGCGCTATTTTGAAAATCAAATATATTTTTATAATATGGATTCATTCCATCATATATCTTACTTAATGTAGGCCAGATAGCTCCATGAAGAGTTCCACCTGTAGCAGCAGTTAAATATACTTGAGAATGAGAACGTGTGCATAGAAAATGAAAGATAAGAATTGAAGCTGCCCAAGTCTTTCCTGATCCTCTTCCTGCCTTAACAGCTACCTTCTTTGTTGGAAAAGAATAAACTGAACGAATAACTTCTGCTTGTTGTGAATCTGGTTCTATATGTAGAATATATTTAGAAAAAAAGATCGGATCTTTATATAATATTTTAAGAAATTCAAGTAATTTATCTGGTTCTATAGAATTAAAATCTATTTCTTCAACCACAAATCGCCTCACCCACCAGAACTTCATCACCCATTTCACATGTGATCTTTTCTTCTGGAATTTTATCTATTCTAGAAAATTTCTCTATCATCTTTATATGATCTTTTTGTTTTTCTTCTGGTATATTATCATTAAGCAATTTTTGATATTCTTCATATGTTAATAACACTCCCATAGCATCAAATTCTTCATCTGGTGTAATCTTTGAAAATTCCTCAAATGTTTTAGTTAACAACTGTTCTTTTAATTCACTATCCTTAAATTGTAATATAAAGTTTTTTGTATCCTGCCAATTTGCAAATTTAATATCGAATAACTTATCAACAGAATCATAGTTATTCTTATCCAATTTCTTAATACATATTGGACAAAGATCCTGTCTCATATGTAACATTCCCTTGAAATTACAATTATTACACCATTTAATATAATATGTATTTACAGGAAGTTGTTTCGGTCTTAAACTCATAACAACTTCAAGAACTTTACCTGGATTTCTGAATATCAGTTCTTTTAATTCATCCACATTACTTACTTCTAACTTAGCATAATATGGTGTAAAATCAATCATTTAATTCTCCTTTCTCTTCTTCAATAACTTCAGCCTGAATAATTTGTTGAGCCATATTCAACTGTTTTGGTTCAACTGTTTTCGTTTCATAATAATTATTAACGAGTTTAGTAACATCGCATATTCTCTTATTAACATTAACCTCCATAGAACTCTCCACATGTTGAATTGGTCTTCCGAATCTATACTTTATAACTTCCAAAGCAGCAGACATAATATTGTTCGCTCCATATTTCTTAAAATCAGGATCATCAGGTCTTAAAAGAGCAACCTGAATAAATCGTTCAAGAATTCTTTCGGCAAAAGGCCCACACTCATTATCTATTATTTCATGAAGCTTTGTAATTCTTTGTTTAGTTATTCCAGTTCCTTGATGATTTGCTGCTCCATCTTTAGATGTTTTAGCAGTTTCAGGTTTAATTCCACCCAATTGATATTCTAATGACATATAATCTTCAGGATTATTATACTTTCCTTTACATAGTTTCTTTATATCTATATCAGGATCTTCATTCTCAGGCTTATGCCCTATTAAATATGTAATATTCGCCAATTTACTCTTTAATTCTTCTCCACATCCACAAGCGCACAGTCTTACTTCATTATTATCTATAACTCTTTTATATTTTTCTTTAACTATTGGCTGATCTATGATTTTTATATTACTTCTGCGTGGTTTTCCTCTTTGCTTTTTAAGCGGAGTGATGTCTGCTTTATCTACTATTATATCAATTGATTCCATTGAGTCCATTATATATCCTCCAGTATGTTTTGTTCCTCATTTTTAGATTTCGGAAAAACAGGGGCAGGCGCTGAGGTCACCTGCCCCTGGAAAGGAGGAAAGTATATTAACACAGAGTCTAAGCTCTGATATATATTTGTTCTCTATTGTTGATGTTTTATTCAGATTGCTGATTTTTTTTTATAAAAAAATGAAAACTCAAGCTGGGCTTGATTGTGGCACGGGCCGGATGTTATAAAATGGAGATTGTAATTGAGATTATTATTGAGATTGTAATTGAGATAATGGGAGATATTCAATTCTGAAAAATTGATAGGAGGATGTGTGTGAGGGTGTGTATAGAGTGTGGGATCTATTCCTGATTTTTTTGGGGGTAGCCCCCCTATAAATTAAAAGGCCCGCTATCTATGACGCTGTCTATTATATACGCGCCCGGTATCCTATATATTATATATATTAGATACTTAATTAGCGTCTCTGAGAGCGTCCTGGTTGGCTTATATAGGCAGCGTCTCCTATTATATATAGGATGCTTAATTAAACATCGTGTTGGGCTTAATAGGCAGCGTCCTATTTATATATAGGGTTGCTTATAGAGTTAGCGGGCCATTAATTTTCTGAGGAAGCGTCCTATTTATATATAGGGTTGCTTATAGAGTTAGCGGGCCATTAATTTTCTGAGGAAGCGGGCCGTTTTTTGTGTTGATCCTATAAATATTGGGAATAACTCTGAATCCCGTTCATTTTTTGGGGACTTTGTCATTAAATGATTCCCATTCATTTGCGTGTTACAAATGTGCCGTTTTGGCATATCAGTAGGGTTTCTTTGGGGAATTTAATTAATTTTGGGACTTAATTTACAAATATTAACCAAAGATAAAAGGAACAAATAGATGTTAAAATATAATATACAAGCGGCTCAACAAGGACTAAATTTTATGAGCCTCCAACAAATATATAAGAAACAAAAAATAGAAACAAGAAAGGGAGAAAGAAAACAATGGCAACACAAATTAAATTTATAGAAACAAAGAAAGAGATATTAGCGGGCAACGGTTTTAATATTAACAAAGAAGTATCCCCAAATACAAAATTTTATATCGTAGATATACAAACAAGTAGGAAGAAACCAAGTTATACCATAGGGTTGTTGGAATATAACCAACAAGAAAAAACCGGGATGTTCTATAAGAAACAAGGCGGGATAAATATTCAAACCGCTTTATACGGGCACAAAACCCATGAAACAACCGTTGTTCCGGTGCGCGGTGGATATCAGACGGTGTTGTTCTATAAAGAATAGAAAAAATAGGGTTTCCAAGTTCCCCAAAGAATTTGGAAACCCAAAAACAAAACAAGGAGAAAAGAAAAGATGAGACAAGAACAAGAAGAGAAAGAACAAGTTGTTGTAAAGAGAGAAAACGTTCCGTTTCTATTTTGGTTGAGTGATCAAGTCGGAGCCGATTACGGGGACTTTTTTACATGGTTTGACGACATAATAAACAACAAAAGACAACACAAAAACGGAACGGTGGGCGACATAGGTTACAACGACATGGCGTTTCAAGTTTTTCAACAAGACAACGGCGTCATGAACGCGATTATACCAGACGACGACTTCCTATGTTCTATCTTTTACGAAGATGGTAATTACAAAAACGGGCTTAATATAAATATATTAAATTTTCAGAAAGAAAGAATAGAGAAACAAGGCCAATATAAAGAACCTGGAAGTTTGTTGGGCCGAAACAAGTGGTCAAAAAAACCAGACGAGTGGGATGAGGATCAAATAGACGAATATTTATATAGTATTTTCGGGAACCCTATGCCTATTAACGAAGCGATTAAAAGAATATCAAAAGAACAAATATATATAGACTTAGCGAACAATTTTATACAAAACCCAACAAAATACGGCGATGACAAATTTGACAATATAAAATTTATTTAATTAAAAATAGGGGTTTCAAGTTCCCCAAAGAATTTTGAAACCCCTATAATTAAAATATATATATAATTATTTATGGTTGCGTATGTGTGTGTTAGAGCGTTGGTTAGAGCGTTAGAGCGTTAGTCCGTATGTGTGTGTTAGTCCTTTGGTCCGTGTGTGTGTTAGTCCTTTGGTCCGTTAGTCCGTTAGTCTTTAGAGGAGGAAACAAAAATGAGGATAAGCAAAAAAATAAACAAATTAAAGAACGATGAGCGATATAGAAATTTAATTAAGGATAGATTAATTAAAAATATTATGGATAATTATGGTTGTTTGGATGGATTATATGATTTTGATATGTATATTGGTGCTGGAGAATCGGTTTTTGAGTTTTTGGATGGTGAAGAAATATTTAATGAAGACGGAAAATTAAAATTTATGGATGCCTATAAGCCTATGAAACAAGAATGTTGTAAAGAGTGTTTTCTAAGGGCGTGTTGTTCGGAGCATTGCGAGGAAGCATCCAAAATAGCAGAAGAAGTGTTTGTTAATAATTTAAGGGAATATGCAGAAAAATTAGCGGGATTTATTA